TTCTACAGCTAAGCCAATATCTAATAACATTCTTTTTCATTTTAATCTCCTGCAATTAAACCTAATTAAATATGGCGATTTCGCCTTAATTAAAAAAACGAATACAACTGATTTATCCTATTCTCATCTTTGGTATTGTTGAAAACGTGCTTGATAGCTGCATTAATCAATGCTTTGTAAACCTGCTCGAACTCGTCTTGTTCCATATTTCCGTAACTAAGACTTTGAGCTTCTACACGCATACGCCCATCTAGGGTGTATGTGATTTCTTTAAATCCTGCCAGAACAGTCAGATTTTTTCGGAAAGTATCAAACTGTTTCCTCTCATCAAAAAACTCCCATTCGGTTTTGTCTGCCGACCAATATTCAAAGCAAAAATTTAAAAAGGCGAAGACCTTCCGATGAAAGGCTGGATTGCGAGTGCGAATAACCTCAATTTCATATTGCTCGCCATTTTTAAGTGATACCAATGCTTCAGCTTCACGCTCATTAAGGGGGACTAAAACGCCTCCTTGCATTTTTATCATCTGTATTTTCAATCTTGCTTTATAACGCCTGCCGTGGGCTTTTACGATGTCATTAACGCTGTGTGCCATTTACTTTCTTAACCTCTTCCTTGCTAAAGTACCCACAGGATTTTGTGCGATTTAACGTGCTATCTCGGCTAATGTTTGGAAACCGCCCTGTATAGTGTCCGTTGCAACGATACGGCTCATCTAAAAACCAACCCCATTCATCATTAATACTTAAATCTTCAAGCTCTCCGTTGCATTTGGGGCATTTATAAGTAATCATCTAAACCGTCCCAACCTTCGTTATCCTTCACAACCGCCAACCTTTTTAATAAAACCCTACCGCACTTTGGGTAACAATAGCTTGAAACAATCACACCTCATCCCCCCAAACATCCCAACCTTGGGTTTTATTTCTGGCGAACAACTCTATTCTTGGCAAGTCACCCATCAACTCAACTATCTTTTCTCTGACAATGTCAGGCTTTTTACTATGATGTTGTATTGGCTCAATAATTAATTGGCTCACTTTATTGCTTACCCTCGATGGCTTTCCTTTTGTTGCAATTAAACAGCATTCGGTATTACCTCTAGTCCATCGTCCCAAGCCAAAGAAAAAAGAATTCTTATTCTTCTTATTTGTCTTCACCCATTGAAACCCTATTGTTTTATAGTTGAACCCCCACGCCTCAATCAACTTTAAGCCCTCAGGTAACATAGGGTAAGTAACCCACAAAAACAGAATAGAATCTTTGTCTGAAATATCTTGGACGGGTAAATCACATATTTCTTTGATATTCATTGTTGTGTAATGGTTTTCTGCACTCCCATTACAGCCACTATCCTTATACTTCCAAGGCGGATCTGCGTAAATAATTTTGTATTTTATATTTTTATCAAAATCTGTCATTGCATTGCTCCATAGCGTTTGTTTGATGATGTTTTAGTTTCTTTCGGCTGGAAATACTCCCGCGCTTCTGCCTGGTCGCATTCTACGAACCTACCCTGCTGGAATTGCATATAAACCGTGCCATTTGCTCCAAAGCGATTTTTAGTAACAATCCATTCTGTATAGGGGGCTGGCTCGCCGTCTTTGTTGCGTTGGTTATGCACCATAATGATTTGGCTTGCATCTTGTTCAAGACTGCCACTGTCTCGCAAATCTGCGTTGGTTGGGCGACTGCCATCTGCATTGCGGTTAAGCTGTGCCAATAAAATCATCGGTGTGTGATTGTTTTTGCAGAAAGTTTTAAACCGCTCCATACTTTCACCGATTTGATAGGTTCGGTTAATTTTGCCGTCTAGTTTGCCGTGTCGAACCAAACCGATATAATCAATCACTACCGCACTCACTTTGCCGTACTCTTGAATATGGCTCTCTGCAATCGCCACAATCTCTTCTGCGGTTAATCCGCTTTTATCAACAATGTACAACTGCTGATTTTGTAAAGGCTGAATCGCCGTTCCCATTCGGGCAAAATCTTCATCATTCATCATTTCCGGATTGCGAAGTTTTACTGAATTTACACCGCTTGCACTGGCAATCAGCCTATCCATAATCTGCTCTTTGCTCATCTCCAGCGAGAAGAACAGCACCGAACCTTTATTCTCGATAATGTTTTTAGTAAACGTGATGGCTGTTTCGGTTTTACCGTTACCGGCACGTCCTGCTACAATGCAAATATCGGTATCGTTAATACCGCCTAGTTTCCCATCTAATGCTTCTATACCGGTAAACAACAAACGCTCTTTAAAACTTGGTTTTGCACGTTCTTGGAACAATTCCAAATAACCTTCGAGCAAATCATTCATATCAATCGGTTTCACTTTTCCGCCACGTTGTAATAATTTGCTTAGGTGAGCTAACCCGGTTGAAGTGATAGCATCTAACTGCTCGTCTCGGGCATTTTGCAACTCACCTGCAACGTCTAAAAACACTCGCTGGGCTTCTCGGCGTTGATGATATTGCCGGACTTTTTCTGCATAGCCGTCTAAGTTTGCACCGCTGATCGTGTTTTTCATTATCTCTGCCAACGTGGCAAAATCTTGTCCGTAGTCGGTATTGAGTAACAGCATATCGATCACGTTATCTTTCAACGCCTGCTTGCGGATAGCCTCATAAATCACCCCAAGTTGAAAGGTAGCGAACATTTCAGGCTCTAACCAGCTCAATACGTCCCTAGCTTTCGAGTTAAGACCGGATTTCAGCAATGCTCCAACCAGCAAATATTCAACCTCGTAAGTGATATTTTTCAAATTTTGGCTCATAGCGAATCTTCCCAAGTCTTATAAAACGTTTTCGAACGAATGATGTAGCCGAAATTTGCTACCCAAGCCGAGCCATCAAGCCCGCCAAAATAAAATCTGTCTTTCCGGCTACTTGCCTGTCGGACAAAATCATTGAAGTAATCGGCAAAGTGTTGTCTGGTGTAGCCACCAAATTCTTTTCGCAAGATTTTTGCTAATGCGTGAACCGATCGCTTTCGCTCATCACTCATCGCCCGAATTTGCGGAATCGGTGTGTCTTCCACAGCACGATTAAATTCTTCCATCACTCCTTGATAATCGACCGGCTCAGATTTTGTTTTTTTCGGCAAAGAGGTCTCGGGCTGTTGCACAGAATTTACGTTAGTAAATTCATTATTTATTTTTTCTTTTGTAATAGTTTCTTTTGTGTTCCCTACTTTTTCGGGATACCCATTCCCTACTTTTTCGGGAATTAATTCCCTATTATTTCGGGAACTCCCTACTTTTTCGGGATATACCATTTTCCATTCAAAAACACTGAGATTTACCCCTGTTTCCTTACCATCTTCAAACAAGATATTTTCACGGATAAGTTCTTTTCGAGCAGCGGAAAGTTGATTAATATGGTATTTTGTCGGCTCAATATTCATCATTTCACACACTTGGGAATGCGTGAACCAATCACTTTCTTTATGCCAAGACAATGTTTTTAAGACGGTAGCCAGTAAGTAAGAGCCTTTCCAACCTAAAACACCCGATCGCAAAATTGCTTTTAATAACTCATTCGGAATTTGTGTATAACCATCATCAACACTCACTTTCTTAGCCTCTGATTGTTTAGGGTGCAATTTTAAAATTGGGTTAATTTGCTTCGGTTGTGCATTCACTTTTCAGCTCCTCATAAATTTGTTGTGAACGGGTTTCAATTTCGGCTACGGATAAACCGCTTTCAATGAGATTTTTTAACCGTTTTCGATATTCAAACTCTTGCCATAAGGAGCTTTTTTGTGTATCATTGCGTTGATTTTTCAAAAGGTAACTCCTTGTAAATTACCACCGTTCCAGCGGTGGTTTTTTAATTGTTAAAAACCCACCACGCAAGCAGCATAAAAATTGCCACTCTAATAAAAATTGAATTTTTACTGTGGTAGAATGATTTGAATTTTTCTAAAAAATTTTTCATTGTTGGTAACTTCTATGTTGTCGCTTCTTCGAGATTTATTCGCTTATATCGTTTCTCTTTCAGCTCTAGTAACTCGTCTTTATCCGCAAGCTCAATACTTAAGTAATCAATAATCACCGCCACCATTTCCACATTATCTGCAAATGTACGGCTAAATTGTGATTCACTCAGTCCGATTGCTCTTGCTAGTTTCTTATGCGTCACCGTTGCGGATTTTCGATGAATCAAATCCGCAATCGCTCTTGCATTTTTTGTTAATTCATTGCGTGGCATTGCAAGCCTCTTGGGGTAAATTAGTTGCCAACGGGGAAAACGTCATCAATTCGTACGTTTGCACCTAATTCGTTCAATCCCTCAACAATTTTTTGAGCAACGTAAATAGATGGGGTACGATTTCCAGTTTCATAGTTAGCTATTCTTGGTTGCCCCCAACCAATCTGAACAGCTAACTGAGCTTGACTTATACCAATTTGGTTTCGTATTTCAGCTATCTTATTCATACAAATTTCTCTTTGTGATTTATATCTTTTAATTAAATCACAAAATGAACTAATTGTAAATTTCATTTTGTGATTCACAAGGATATAACGGAGCGTGTTAAAATGAGGAAAATCTAATAGGAGAGTGCTATGACAACCTTAGGTAGTAGAATTAAGGCTTACAGAGAACAGCTAGGAATCAGCCAATATGAAGTTGCTGAAAGATGTACATCAATAGATAATCGAGATAAAAATAACAAATGGGGGCAATCTCGCATTGCTAATTATGAGAGAAACAATCGTACTCCCGATCTTGATGATATTGAAATACTCAGCAAAGTGCTTGGTGTTTCTCCAGAAACACTTGCTTTTGATACAAACGTTCAGCTTGCCAGACCGACAAAATCGAACTCATATCCGTTGATCAGCAATATACAAGCGGGTTTATGGACAGAAGCCTTTGATTTCAAAGATTCGGAGGGCTACGACTATATCGATACGGAAATTGATGCCGGACCGGACGCTTTCTTTTTAAGAATTTCCGGAATGTCGATGGAGCCTAAATTTAGTGAAGGCGATCTGGTGTTAATCGATATTCGCAAACGTCCTCACCCGGGCGATTATGTAGCAGCGGTTAATGGCACAGGTGAGGCTACTTTAAAACGTTATCGGGAGTTAGGCGAATGGTCTGAATCCGGCAATCCTCATTTTGAGCTAATACCGCTTAACCCCGACTTTCCAACACTCAGCTCAATGAAACAAGATATTCGTATTATTGGTGTCGCTGTTGAGCATAGAAGCTATTTGTAAAGTCCACCAAAGCTAACAGTTGAA